GACTGTGCCGTGTCCAAAATCGAGACACGGGACGCGGGCGATCAAACCGAGAACATCGGGCAATCCCGTGTCCAAAATCCGGACACGGGAGCCGTGTCCAAAAAACCGCAAAAGCCGTGTCCAAAAAACGGCGATTCCCGTGTCCGGATTTTGGACTCTATGAACCTTGTAAAGGAACCAGGAAAAGAACCTTGTGTGGCCGAGGGCCCCACACACACGGATTTGGACTTTTCGCGGTTTGTCGATTGCTTCATCGCCGAACACCCGAGACCGGGGGATCGGGACCTGACCGAGGACGCGCTGAGAAAGGCAATCGAGGCCGGGGTGGACCCGGAGCAGCTGATCCGGGCGGCAAAATCCTATCGCGCCGAGCAGCGAGGCAACAAGCGGCAATACGTGGCCTATGCCGAGAACTGGTTGGCGCGGGAAGGCTGGAAAAAGCACGAGCCCAAGAAACCCGTCGACAGGGCCGCGATCGACGAGGCCACGGCCAAGCTGATCCGGTCTGGCAAGCGGTATCTGTGCGGATCGATCACAGCGGTTACCGCTGGCGAGCTGGTGGAGCGCCAGTTGGTCACCGTCGAGGAATGCCAGGCGGTGGGGGTGATCTGAACCGTGGCAAGCGTGGTGGGACAGGCAATGGCGGACGAGGCGCAAACGGGCCGAATTCTCGGGGAATGGATCAGCCGGGACGATCTGGCGGAGCAGCTGGAGGTGGCGACGATCACGTTGTCGCGCTGGGCCTGCGAAGGGAACGGGCCGGCGCATATTCGGGTTGGCCGCCGCGTGTTCTACCGCCGCGCCGCTGTGGATGCCTGGTTGCGGAGCATGGAAAGGAACGGGAAATGAGCGATGCAATACGCACAGCGCGGCGCCCAGCGCGCCCGGCGGCGAGGTGAGGACCGGCGATGCCTTGGAGCGCATGCAGAGACTGTGGCCAACGCCGATGTTGCGCGAGACTGTGCCGCAGCGCTGAAGTACGCGCTCCAGATGCTTAATTCCAAGCAACGCCAAAGGAGGTAGAATTGACCGGTCGCAAAAACAAATACAGCGCCCAGCGCACCACGCTCGACGGGATCACGTTTGATTCCAAAAAGGAGGCGAGGCGCTGGGCCGAACTGTGCCTGCTGCAGAAGGCGGGCGAGATCGCTGACCTGATCCGGCAGGTGCCGATCACCCTGGAAGGGCGGCAGGGGCCGCTGCTGACGCGCACAGGGAGGCGCATGCGGATCACGGTGGACTTTGCCTACACAGACCTCGTGAGCGGCCTCACAGTCTACGAGGACGCCAAGGGCGTGCCGACGCGAGACTATGAGGTGCGGCGCGCTGTAGCAGCCGCGCAGGGCGTTGAGGTGATCGAGGTATGAGCACCGCGCGCCCGCTCGCCAACATCACGCGCGAGCTGTTGGAGCCCATTTGGTCGCGCCGCGATATCGCGATAAAGGACATTGCGGCCAGGTTGGGCGTGACGCGGCAAGCAATCTGCTCGAAGGCCAAAACGTTTGGTCTGCCGAGCCGCGCCGGCAACCAGATCAAATACGGCAGTGACGACATATTCCGGAGACTGTGGCTGGCAGGTGTTTCCACGAATGAGATCGCCGCCGCGCTCGGATATTCGCACAAGTCTGCGGTCGGGGTTAGGAGCAAAGCGATGGGTTTGCCTGCCCGCACGAGAATGTCCAGCGATGGCGGACCCGGCGGTTGGCCTCGTGCGCTTACTATGGCGCAGTATCAGGAGCAGCTGCTGGCGGAACGGATGGCCCGGGAGGCGGCGAGCGCACAGACAAACCGGCGGAGAGGACGAGCCCAATGAAGCGAGCAGTGACGACGCAGGATGTGGAGGATCGCTTTGAGGAGGCAGCCATGACGCTGCGCCGGGTGCCCAACCCGCCCGGGTCTGGCCCGAAGGGGTACGGGTGCGGATGGCCCGATTATGTGCAGGAGGCCAAGCACGCCTACGGTTACAACGAGGTGCGCATGCGGGTGGTGCCGTCGGCGGGTGATATAGCGAGGATGGAGGAGGCGCTGAAATGGCTGGCGCTGGTCGCACCAGATGACGCAAAGATCATCTGGCTGAGAGCTGAAGGCTATCGGTGGCGGCACGTGTGCATCCAGGCAGGCTGCGTGCGCCAGACGGCATGGCGGCGGTGGGTGGCGGCGCTGAAAACCATTGAGAACCGGCTGAACGGGCGTCGGAGCCGATCCAGGGCCAAAAAAACGGCCGATCGGCCCGTAAAACCCCGAAAAACCTAAGCGTATGATCTGGCACGATAAACGATCGGGAACTTGTCGTTCGGTTATCATTCGACGCACTTGACCGCACTGAAACCGCCGAACATATATCGTGACACTTCGACCGGGTTTGTGGCAGATAATTGGTAAGATTGCAGGGATGCGCCAGCGACCCCCCCCTGCATCGGGTCCTCCCCCGGCGTGAACGTATACGGGGGGGCTAGGCGCTTAAGTCCTTTAGTGATAGGGAAAATTACCGGGTGCGCACTGTGCGGGTGCGCAGGTGCGCACCTTGGCGGAGCTCAGATCATTTGCCGAGACTTGGTGGGGCAGATGTCAGCTCGCTTGGTTCAGAGCCGGTGCAACGCCGGTCCGCCCAACCAGGCTGAGCCTTGCCCGGCATCACGCCGGAACGAACGCTGCTAGTCGGTTATGAGGTTTCGCGCTCGGCGGAACGAAGCGCAGCACCGGGCAAAAATCCAGGATGCCCATCCCCGCTGCAGCATCTGGCAGGGTCTTTGAGGTCGCGAGAGCGTCCCGGTCGAGCATCGGGCAGGGTTCGATACGGTCCGCGCTACCATTTTCCCGGCACCAGTAAAAAGGGTTGCCGGTATCTGAACGTGCCCGCCACGCCTCTGGCAGCCGGAAGGCCAGCCATGCGCACCCAGGCGGGCCTCTTAATGAGGGTCACGATTGCAAATTACAATGACCCCGGTTTCGGAGCTGGCACCTTACGCCGGCAATGCGCGCACACATTCGGAGCAGCAGGTTGCGCAAATCGCGGCGTCGATCACGGAGTTCGGGTTCGTCAATCCGATCTTGGCCGGGCCCGACAACGGGATCATCGCGGGGCATGGCCGCCTTTTGGCCGCCCAGCTGCTGGGGATCGACAATGTGCCGGTCATCGTGCTGGACCATTTGGGCGAGGCGCAGCGCCGGGCGCTGGTTATTGCTGACAACAAGATTGCGGAAAATGCCGGCTGGGACGACGAGTTGTTGCGCCAAGAGTTGGCAGCTCTGCAGGATGCGGATTTCGATCTGAGCCTGACCGGGTTTGATGCGCGCGGGCTGGACGAGGTTTTCGCTGGGTTCGACGGTGCCGACGAGGAATTGCCGGACCTGCCTGGAGATCCGGATTTCGTGCCGGATCCGCCGGCGCGGCCGGTGTCGGAGCTCGGGATGATATGGGAGCTCGGTCGCCACCGCGTCATCTGCGGCGACGCCACCAAGCGGAAGACTGCGGCGCGGCTCGTGGACGGCCGGAAAATGGCTGCCTGCTGGACGGATCCACCTTATAACGTCGATTACGAGGGCACCGCCGGAAAGATCAGAAACGACTCGATGGCGGATGCAGAATTCAGGAAATTCCTGGTCGGTGCATTCCGCGCAGCCGAGAGCGTGATGAAAGCTGGCGCGGCGATCTATGTCGCGCACGCGGACACCGAGGGGTTTAACTTTCGCGGTGCATTCATTGACGCGGGGTTCAAATTGTCCGGGTGCCTGGTATGGGTGAAGCCGAGCTTGGTGCTCGGCCGGTCGGATTATCAATGGCGGCATGAGCCGATCTTGTACGGGTGGAAACCCGGCGCGCCGCACAGATGGTTCGGCGGGCGGGCAAAGACGACCGTGATGGACGATGCGGGAGAGCCGGTGCGGGTGATGCCGGACGGCACGCTGCAGATCGATGTGGACGGGCAGACAATCGTCATCAGTGGCGAAAAGCTGGCGATCGAGAGCGCGACGGGATCGATCCTGCGATTTGCAAAGCCGGCTCGGAATGCCGAGCATCCGACCATGAAGCCGGTGGCGTTGATCGAGGAAATGCTGGGCAACAGCACGGTGCGCGGCGATGCGGTGTACGATCCTTTCGGCGGCTCGGGATCCACGCTGGTGGCGTGCGAAAAGACGCAGAGGATCTGCTATGCGATGGAGTTGGACGAGCGGTTTGTCGACGTGATTGTGACCCGATGGCAGGCGCTGACGGGCCGTTCCGCAGTCCTGCAGGGCGACGGCCGGACATTCGAGGAGGTGGCCGCGCGCGCGGCTGCAGCGTGACGCCATGGCTGAAAAGAAGGCCCGGGCGCTGCGGTTCAATCCCAAGAGCACGCGAAAAGTGGTTCACCGGACGGCAACCGCGGCGCGCACGATCGGGCACCTTGAGCCCGGCGTCCATGTGACCGGGCTGACGGCTGGACAATTCTCGGCGATCGATGCGATGGAGTATCTGGTCGACGAGCTGGGCCCGGCCGAGGTTCGGGTGTCCACCTGGACGACCGGGCTTTACGACGTAAAACGAGCGGCGGCGATCAAGGTCGCGGGCCGTATCAGCGATATTCGGATGCTGCTGGATCGTGGCACATTCGAGAAATCGCCTCAGTTTGCCGGCCCGCTTATCGAGGCTTTGGGTGCTGGATCGTTCCGGTGCCTGTCGGTGCATGCAAAGGTGATCGTGGTGACCGGGGCTCGTGGTGCGGCGGCGTTCAGGTCATCGATGAATTTGAACAAGAATCTGCGCACCGAGCAATTCGATCTCGACGTGGACGACGAGGTGGCCGGTTTCTATTCGGAGTGGTTCGACCGGTTGTGGGACGAGGCCGGGCGGTCGCAGGACAATCGGACGATAATTCGGAATGTGTATGACCGATTTCGGCAGGGTGTGACGGATCCTGAGCCAAAGGCCGCCCGCGGCGGGCGAGGGCTGCGCGACGTGACCTTTTCGGCCGCTGATCTGTCAGATCTATTGTGACGGTCAAGCGTCGGAGGTGCCAATCGGCGAGAGGTCGTGCGTGATGGCGGCGCAGGCCAGCGCGACCACGCGCGGGATGGGCTGCCGGCCGAGTGCATACGCGGTGCCGCTGTTGGTGGCGATGCCGAGGCGGCGGCACAGGGCCGCGCGGGAAATGTGGAGCTCGCGAGACAGGGAGTCAAATTCTTCGGCGGTCATGGTAGGGCCTTTCGGATTGCTGGCGTATTGGATGGGGGCCGGCGTCCAGCCCCGCACCAATGCGTCAGGCGGTTGCGATCATGTCTTGGCGGTTCAACCGGGCGGCCTCTTTTTTGGCCTGCGTTTCGGTTCTTTTGTAACACACGGTTACGCTGTCTGGTTCGCCGTCGTCATAGGCAACAGACAACTCCACCTCCCAAATATCGGGCCGCCGATCCGGGTAAGCGTCGTCACGGGTATATTCCGCAAGATCCCCGGTGCGCCGGTCCCTGAGAAGAAATATGCCGCGAACCCTGAATGGCCCCGCCGGAGTTATGCGCGGGGTGGTGCCATCGGTCAGATCCGCGATGGCCTCTGCCGCGTCCAGGTAGTCGTCGCCGGTCATTAAAAAATTGATCCGCTGGGTTTTAGTTTCGTCGCCGTACATGGTCTGGGCTCCTGGTGTGCGTTTCCTCGAGTACGACTATCGCAAATCTGCGACGGCAATGCAAGGGGAAACGGGCAAAACCCCATAAAAATAAGGTGATAGAGGTCGCAATGGGTATATCTAGACGAGCATACGCGCGGCATCGAGGCTGCGCGGAGAGCGCTGTCAGGAAGGCCATTGCGTCGGGGCGGATCAGCGTGGAGCCGGACGGGACTATCGATGCGGAAAAGGCCGACGCGGAGTGGTCGACACAGACGGATCCGGCGCAGCAGCGCGGAAAACACGCGAAGGCGCAGGGCGCGCAGTCTCGGTCGGCAACGAGGGCGGTGCCGCAAGCGGCGCTGCGTGCCGTCGACGAGACGCTGCAGGACGAGCCCGGTGGGCCGGGCGGCGAGGTGTCGTTCTTGCGGGCCCGAATGGCGAACGAGGTTTTAAAGGCGCAGACGGCAAAGGTTCGCCTGCAGAAAATGAAGGGCGAGCTGGTCGATCGCGAGCAGGCCACAGCGATGGTGTTCGACCTCGCCCGCCGCGAGCGCGATGCGTGGCAGAATTGGCCGCCTCGTGTGGCGGCAGATATGGCGGCGGAGCTGAGCGTAGAGGCGCACGCCATGGAGCAGGCGCTCGATCGGTACCTTAGAGCGTTTTTGGATGGTCTCGCCGAGATCAAGATTGAATTGAGATAATGGCGACACAGAGTCGGACGATGTCGGCGATCGAGGCGGTTGCAAATGTTGTCATCGGGTATTCCGTCGCCGTCGTGGCGCAGATGATCGTGTTCCCATGGTTCGGGATCGTGATTGATGCGCCGGCGCAATTGGCCATCGGCGGAGTGTTTACGGTCGTGTCCATCGTGCGGTCCTATTTGATTCGCCGAATGTTCGAGGTGCTGCGGCAGAAGGAGGGTGGATGATCGACCGGCCGCAGAAACCGGCGGACTTCGACGGCGCGGAGGAAATTAGACGGGCATGGCTGGCGGGGCTGGCACCGGACCCGGCGCTGACGGTCAGTCAGTGGTCGGATCGGCACCGGATACTGTCCTCGCGGGCGGCCTCGGAGGCCGGACCGTATCGGACCGCGCGCACGCCGTACATGCGCGAGATCATGGATGCGCTCAGCCCGAGCGATCCGGCGCGGCGCGTGGTGTTCATGAAGTCGGCTCAGGTTGGCGCGACCGAGGCCGGCAATAACTGGATCGGGTTTTGCGTCCACCGGGCGCCGGGCCCGTTCCTTGCGGTGCAGCCGACGGTCGATCTGGCCAAGCGGCTGAGCCAGCAGCGGATCGATCCGCTGATCGAGGAAAGCCCGGACCTGCGCGAGCTGGTCATGCCATCACGATCGAGGGACAGCGGCAATACGATTCTGGCCAAGCGTTTCCCGGGCGGGCAGCTGATCCTGACCGGGGCCAACAGCGCGGTGGGCCTGCGCTCGATGCCGGCGCGTTGGGTGTTCATGGACGAGGTCGATGCCTATCCGGGCGACGTCGATGGCGAGGGCGACCCGATCGCGCTGGCCGAGGCACGCACAAACAGCTTCGGGCATCGCTCCAAGATATTTCTGGCCTCGACGCCCACGATCACCGGGGCCAGCCGGATCGAGCGGGAGTATGAATTGAGCGACCAGCGGCGCTATCACGTTCCGTGCCCACACTGTGGCGGCCTGCAATGGTTGCAGTTCGAGCGCCTGCGCTGGGAGAATGGTAAGCCGGAGACGGCACATTATCTGTGCGAACACTGCGAGGAACCGATTGAAGAACGGCACAAGACACAGGTGATGGCCGAGGAATCCGGCGCCTGCTGGATGCCGACTGCGGATGATGAAACCCGGGCCCGGGCGGAAGAGGCCGGCACCGTCGGCTATCACATCAACGGCCTCTATTCGCCGCTCGGGTGGTTGAGCTGGGCCGAGATCGCGCGCAGCTGGGAACAGGCGGTCGGGAACGAGGCCGCGCTGAAGACGCTGAAAAACACGGTTCTGGGCGAGACCTGGCAGGAGAAGGGCGAGGCCCCGGACTGGCAGCGGCTCTATGACCGCCGCGAGGACTGGCAGCTCGGGCATGTTCCGAAAGGCGGGCTGGTGCTGACCGCCGGCGCGGATGTGCAGCGCGACCGGCTCGAGATAGACGTCTGGGCATGGGGGCGCAATCTCGAAAGCTGGCTGGTGGAGCATATCGTGTTCGACGGTGATACCGGCGACACCAGTTCCGAGGTCTGGGCCAACCTGACGGAGCTGCTCGGCACGACGTGGCCGCATGCGGACGGGCAGCGAATGGCGCTGGCGAAGCTGGCGATCGATACCGGCGACGGTCGGACGACCAGCGTCGTCTACGACTGGGTTCGCTCGGCCGGACATGGGCAGGTGTTGGCGATCAAGGGTGTTGGCGGGTTCGACCGCTCCACGCCGGTCGACGGGCCGACATTCCCGGACAAGACGGAATCCGGACGCAAGGTGAAGAGCGGAATCCATCTCTGGAAGATCGCGGGCGCGGTGTTCAAGTCTGAACTTTACCGGCTGTTGCGGCTTAATCCGCCGGTTGGAGAGGACAACCTGTTCGAGAAGGTCGAATGGCCGGCGGGATATGTCCACATCGCGAAGGGCACGCCGGCGGAATGGGTCAAGCAGCTGACCGCCGAGCAGCTGGTGGTAATCAAGACCCGGCAGGGGTTTCAGAAGCTGGAATGGCAGAAGCTGCGGGAGCGCAACGAGGCGCTGGACTGCCGGGTCTATGCCCGCGGGGCGGCATGGCTGATGGGGATTGATCGCTGGGACGACCGGCGCTGGGACGAGATGGAGGCGCAGCTGGCGCCGGAGCAGGCGGAAACGCTGCCGGCCGGGGTGCCGGGACGTCCGCGACAAGGAAAACTACCACGCCGGGGAACGGACTGGCTTGGATCGCGCAGAGGGAATTGGTTCTGAGATGGCATTCACGCAAGCACAGCTGGACGCGGCCGAGGCGGCCTATGCCGCCGGCGTGCGCCGGTTCACCTATGACGGCAAGACCACCGAATATGCCTCGATGGCCGAGCTGTGGACTGCAATCCAACGGATGAGCTCCGCAATCGCGACGGCCGGCGGCTCGCCGCTTCCGGTGGCCGGTTACAGTTCGTTCCGGAGGACCAGCGGATGAGCCAATCGACAACCGGCGCAAAACCGGACGTGGCCGCGCGGGCGGTGACGGACGTCAAGTGGGGCCTGATCGACGCCGCCGTATCGGCGGTCGCGCCGCGCTGGGGTGCCAAACGCTACGCCGCGCGGGTTGCAATCGCCAACATGCGTCGGGGCTATGACGCCGCCGCGCGCGACCGGAGCACCGATGGCTGGGTGTCGGGGAACACTTCGGCCGATGCCGAGATTGCCACCGCTGGCGCAATCCTGCGCGACCGGATGCGCGATCTGGTGCGCAACAACGCAATTGCCGCGCAGGCGGTGCAGGTGCTGGTCAACAACATCGTCGGCACCGGCATCGTGCCGCGCGCAAACACCGGCGATCCTTCGCTGGACGCATCGGTTGATGGCCTCTGGGCGCGCTGGGCAGCGGGCGCGGATGCTCATGGGCATACCACGTTTCAGGGGCTGTTGAGTCTCGCTGTGCGGGAGATGATCGAGGGTGGCGAGGTTTTCGCCGTCAAGCGTGTGCTGCGAGCGAGCGGCAAAGACCTGCCAGCCGGTGTGCCGCTCAGGATAGAGATGCGCGAGGCCGATCATCTGGTCGATACGGTGAGCAGCACCGGGCTGACCAGCAAGGCGCGCATCATCAACGGGATCGAGTACGACCGTTTCGGTCGCCGCACCGCATATTGGATGTATCGCGATCACCCGGGCAGCATTAATCTGGCTCTGAGCCTCAAGCCGGTTCGGGTGCCGGCCGAGAAAGTGGCGCATCTGTTTGAACGCCAGCGGGTGCAAAACCGGGGCGTGCCCTGGGGAACGCCGGCGATGCGCGCGATCCGCGACGTGGACGACTGGCAGCGCGCCGAGCTGGTGCGCAAGAAAACCGAGGCCTGCATGGTTGGCATCGTGTTCGGCGCCGACGAGGACCAGATGTCGATGGCGCCGACAGTGCAGGACGCCGACGGCAATCTGATTGAGCAGTTCGAGCCGGGCCTGATCGCCTATGCGCGCGGCGGCAAGGACATCAAATTCAACCAGCCGTCCAGCACCGCCGGCGTTTACGAGTGGCACAAGACCCAGCTGCACATCATCGCCTCGGGATTCCGGGTGCCCTATGCGCTAATGACTGGCGATCTGAGCCAGACCAGCTTTTCGTCCTCGCGCGTCGGGCTCAATGAATTCCGCAGGATGGTCAGCCAGTTGCAGCATCAGACCGTGATCCCGATGTTCTGCGATCCGGTCTGGAGCTGGTTCATCGAGATGGCGCAGGTGGCCGGGCTGCTGCCCACCGACGCGCAGATCCCGGTGCAATGGACGCCGCCGCGCTTTGAGAGCGTTAACCCGCTGCAGGATGCGCAGGCGGACATGCTCGAGGTGCGGGCCGGGTTCTCGAGCCTGCCGCAGCAGATCGCGAGGCGAGGCCAAGACCCGGAGACGCTGATCGCGGATTGGGCGGCCTTCGCCGATCGGACCGACGCGCTGGGCCTCGTGTTCGACAGCGATCCGCGCCTCGTGAGCAAGGCCGGGCTGGTGCAGGCCAGCGATCCGACCCAGCTGGCCGATCAGGCCGGCCAGGGCGGCATGTAACAGGAGAAACCAAATGCCGAGAGATTTTCTGAACCTGCCCATCATCGGGCGGGAGGCCACGGTCATGCCTGCCAGCATCAATGCGCAGGCGCGCACCATCGACGTGGTCTGGACCACCGGCGCCATCGTGCGGCGGGCCCGCTGGGAAGGCTGGGATACGCTGGTTGAATACGACGAGGAACTGGTCGTCACGCCCGATGCCGTGCGCATCGAGCGACTGAACGATTCAGGGCCATTCCTCGATGCGCATAGTTCGTTGGATGCCAGTTCTATGATTGGCAGCGTTGAGCCGGGATCGGTGAAGATCGATGGCGGCGTGGGGCGCGCCACCATTCGCCTGACCAGTGCGCAGGATGCCGAGCCGGTGATTCATCGCATCTTGGAGGGCACGCTGAACAAGGTATCGGTGGGCTATCGCGTCCACCGCTATGAGATCGACAAACGCGACGGCGAGCGAGAGCTCTGGCGCGCTGTCGATTGGGAACCCTACGAGATTTCGGCGGTACCAATTCCCGCCGATCCAGGGGCCGGTATCCGATCGGAGGAATCCGGGCGCACCGCGCTCCAACCCTGCGCCATCACTCGGCGCGACACCACCACCGCCGCAAGTGCGGATCAACCGAAAGGACAGAAAATGAATGAGCGCACCAGCTCGGCGGCCGGTAAAACCACCGATGTCGCCACCACCGCCCAGGCCACCGAGGTCGATGACGAATTCCGGGCCGCCGTCGATGACGCGGTCACGCGTGCCGAAGCCGTCGCTGGTATGACGGACGGCCAGCGCGCCGAGGCGGCGCGCGCCACCAGTGATCGCGATGCCATCGCGGCAGAGCGCGAGCGTTCGGCCTCGATCCTGGCCCTGTGCCGTCGCCACGACATGGATGGCATGGCCGCCGACATGATTGCGCGCGGCACCACCATCGAGGCCGCGCGTGTGGCGATCCTCGACAAGCTGGCCGATGCCGACCCGTTCGAGGGCCGCACCACCGTTCCGGCACAAGCGCGGGACACCGGCGAGACCGAGATTGCGTATCGTGACGACGCGACAACCGCGATCCTGCACCGCGACAATCCGGGCGGCCACGAGCTGACCGACGGTGCGCGGGTGTTCCGGGGGCTGAGCCTGCTGGAAATGGCGCGCCGGGTGCTGGAACGCAACGGTGTCAGCACGCGGGGCATGTCCAAGCTGGAAGTGTCCGCCGCCGCCTTCCAAAACCGCGCCGGCGCCATGGGCACCAGCGACTTCCCGTCGATCCTCGCCAATGTCGCCAACAAGACTCTGCGGCAGGCCTATGCCTCGACGCCGCGCACCTTTACGGCCTGGGCACGGCGCAGCACGATCCCCGATTTCAAGTCGGTCGATCGCACGCAGATCGCTGGCGCGCCGGACCTGCAGAAGGTGCTGGAGAGCGGTGAGTACACCTACGGCTCGGTGAGCGACGGCAAGGAGAGCTATTCGCTGGTCACCTATGGGCGGATCGTCGCGATCACGCGGCAGGCGATCATCAACGACGACCTGAATGCACTGACCCGCATCCCCATGGCATTCGGGGCGGCGGCTGCCGATCTGGAAAGCGATATCGTTTATGCGATCCTGACCGGCAACCCGAACATGGCGGACGGCACGGCGCTGTTCCATGCCAACCATGGCAACTTGGGCACCGCCTCGGGCGTGACCGAAACGGCGCTGGGCGCGGCCTATCGTCTGTTCGGGAAACAGACGGGGCTGGAAGGGCGGCCGATCTCGATCCTGCCGAAGTTCGCCATAACCCCGCCGGGGGCCCGCGCAATCGAGGCGCGCAAACAGATCACCGCGACCACGCCTCGCGCCACCGCCGACGTCAACACCTTCGCCGGCCGCCTGCAGGTGATCGAGGAGGCGCGGCTGATCCCGGCCTCTGGTGCTGATCCGTGGTTCCTCGCGGCCGATCCGACGCGGATCGATACCGTGGAATACGCTTATCTCGATGGTCAGGAGGGTGTCTACACCGAGACCCGCACCGGCTTCGAGGTGGACGGCGTCGAGATCAAGGCGCGCCACGACTTTGCGGCCAAGGCGATCGACTGGCGCGGCGTCTACAAAAACGCCGGCGTGTAATTGACTGGCCCGGCGGTGATCGCCGGGCCGCAACCAATCTGAACGGAGAACGATCATGAATAACTATGTATCGGACGACGAAACCCTCAGCTTCACCGCTGGGGCCGCCTACAGTTCCGGCGACGGAGTCTTGCTGGGCTCGCTGTTTGGCTTTGCCACCGGCGACATCGCCAATGGTGCGGAGGGCGTCCTGCAGTTGGAGGGTGTGTTCACGCACGCCAAGGCGGCGTCGCAGGCCTGGTCAGTTGGTGACAAAGTTTATTGGGACAACACCAACAAGGTCCTGACCAAGACAGCCACCGGCAACACGCTGGTCGGCGCCGCGACGCTCGCGGTCGCTGGCGGTGCTGGCGATACCACCGGCACCGTGCGCCTGAACGGCACCGTCTGAGGCGCCTGATCATGAGCATTGCATCGGCGGCCATCTCGGCGATATTCGCCGACCCCAACATGGCCGCCGATGCTACCTGGTACGCCGGCGGCGCTGGCGCCGGGGCGACTGTCCGCGTTATCACGCGGGCGCCGGACATGATCAGCGGTTACGGATCCGCACGCTTGGTGGCGGATACCATGATGATTGACGTTCGGGCATCCGAGATTACAGCGCTTGCGGATGGTGACGAGTTCGACGTTGCGGGCACGAGATACGCGGTCCAGGGCGAGCCGGTGCGAGATCGTGAGCAGCTGGTCTGGACGGCCGAGTTGGTGCCGGCATGAGGCTGGAAGTCAACACGCCGGACCTGCTCAAGGCGATCAACGGTGAGATCAAGGCAGGCGAACGGGCCGTTACGGGTGCTTTGCAGATTGCCGGGCAGGAACTCAAGATTTCATGGCGTGAGCAGATAACGGCGGCGGGGCTTGGTTATAAACTTGCAAAGACCATCAGATCGCGGCGGTATCCCAAGGACAAGGACAGCTTCAACGCAGCGTCGCTGGTTTGGAGCAAGGCGCCTAAGATCATCGAGACATACGACCGGGGCGTGACGATCCGCGCGAAGAGCGGCTTATGGCTCGCTATCCCCACAAAGCACGCGGGACGGGGGCTCGGAGGCGTCAAGGTCACGCCGCTAGGGTGGGAGCGAAAAACCGGCCTGAAATTGAGGTTTGTTCACAGGCCGGGAAAGCCGGGATTGCTGGTGGCCGACGATCTCCGCGCACGGAAAGGAAAGCGTGGCGGTTTCGCTGTTGCGAGTAAGACGGCGCGCCGAACCCGTCGCGGCCTCGTTACCAAGATCATCTTTGTGCTGGTGCCGCAAGTCAGGTTGCGAAAGCGGCTCGATTTGGCACGAGACGCCAAGAGGGTTGCGGGCATGGTGCCGGGGCTGATCGTGCGGAATTGGAAAGAGTAGCATGTCAACCACCCGTGAAACGATCCTGCAGGCGCTGCTGACCGCGCTGCAAACCATCTCTGGGCCAACTGTCGTTCGGGGCGAGGTTTTAGCCGAGAGGGTGCCCGCAAACGGCCTGGTGATCCTGCGCGACGGCAATCCCGGCGATCCCGAGGTCACGCTGTCGCCGCTGCAATATCATTTCGAGCATCAGGCCGAGGTCGAGGTGATCGTGCAGGGCAAGACGGCGGTCGTGAGGGCGGCAGCCTTTGACGCTCTTGTCGCAAATATCGCGGCCGCGCTGGGCGCTGACCGGACGCTTGGCGGCATATGCGATTGGACGGAGGCGCACGCACCGGAACCGGCCGACCTGCCGATCGAGGGCGGGCAGGCGATGAAGGCGGCAACGATCCCGGTCACGCTGATTTACACCACCGCCGACCCGCTCGGCTGAAACCGAAAAACCGAAAGGACACACGATGGCACGCGCACAAGGCGCGCGGTCGCTGATGGCGGCTGCGTTCGAATCGACCTATGGTACCGCACCGGCGAGCGGATATTTCCAGATGCCGTTTGCAAGCTCGGGATTGGGGGCGGAACAACCGCTGATCGAGTCCGAGCTGCTGGGCTACGGCCGCGATCCTCTGGCGCCGATCAAGGACGCGGTGAGCGCCGAGGGCGACATCGTGGTGCCGATCGATGCCGAGGCATTCGGGTTCTGGCTGAAGGCGGCCTTCGGGGCTCCGACCACCACCGGGACCTCCGACTACACGCACACCTTCCTGTCCGGGAGTTGGTCTCTGCCATCCATGGCCATCGAGATCGGCATGCCGGAGATTCCGCGCTACGCGATGTATTCCGGCTGCATGCTGGACGAGATCAGTTGGCAGATGCAGCGCTCCGGCCTGCTGACCTCCACGGCAAAATTGGTGGCCCAAGGCGAGGCGGTTGCGACCAGCAGCAATGCCGGGACGACGACGGCGTTCTCGTTGCAACGGTTCGGCCATTTCAACGCTGCGATCAAACGGGCCGGCTCGGCGCTGGGCAACATCGTCTCGGCGGATGTGGCGTACAAAAACAACCTCGATAAGATCGAGACGATCCGCAGCGACGGTCGGATCGACGGCGCGGACCCGTCGATCGCGGCGCTCACCGGCAAGATCGACGTGCGCTTTGCCGACACCACGCTGATCGATCAGGCGCTGAACGGGACCTCGGCGGAGCTGGAGTTCTCGTGGACGATTTCGGCCACGGTCAGCCTGACGATGACCGTGCATGCGGTCTATCTGCCGCGCCCGAAGATTGAAGTTACCGGGCCGCAGGGCATTCAAGCCAGCTTTGATTGGCAGGCTGCCTATGACGCCACGGCCGGGCAGATGTGCACGGTGGTGCTGAAGAACCAGGTGGCGAGCTACTGATGATCAGCCTCAATCTCTCGAACAAACCGCAATGGCTCGATCTCGGCCATGGTGTGCGGGTGCATATCCTGCCGATGACCACTGCGTTGATGGCGGCCGCGCGCGACGATCCGGCGCTGACCAAACTTCCAGAGGACGCATCCGATGAAACCTTGGGACTCGTCTTTGCGGCCAGCCTCGCCCGAATTGCGATCACCGATTGGGAAGGGGTCGGTGATGCTGACGGGAATCCAATCCCGGTGAGCAGCAAGGGCATCACCGCGCTGATGGACGTGTTCCCGATCTTCCAGGCCTTCCAGGAGCAATATGTCGAGAAGGGCATGTTGATGGATGCGGAAAAAAACGCCTCTGCGCTCTCGCCGACTGGGTCTACGGCGGGGGCGACGGATACTGCGAAGCCTGCGCCGAAACCTGCAAAGACTGCCCGCAAATCCTGAATCGCGCCCGCACCCGTGAAGGACGGCAGGTCTGGGATTTGGTCGGGCGTCTCGGCGGGCAGCTGCGCGTGGCCCCAATGGGCGGCGTCATCGGCTGGGACATGGGCGCGGCGCTGGGTCTGGCGCAGGCGCTCGGGATCAATACCACGGCGGTCGCGGAATTCCTGCCCGCGATCGAGGCGGTGATGGTGCGCAAAATAAACGAACAAATGGAGCGCTGAGACATGGCGACCAAGAACGTTTCTATCCGGCTGGCGGCGGTCGGTGGCAAGGTGGTCAAGGCCGAGCTGGACGGCATCGGCAACGCCGGCAAGCGCGGTTTCGGCAAGGTCTCGCGCGAGGCGGAGATTGCAAACGCCAAGCTCGCAAAATTCGCCCGCCGGGCCCGGATAGCCGCGCGGATCATGGTCACCGCATTTGTGGCCGGCGGTGTCTCCATGGTGCGCTCGGGGCTGAGGACCATCGACGCACAGGCCAAGCTGGCGGCGAGCCTCAGCACCACCACCGCCAGTATTCAGGTGCTGGCCCGTGCTGCCGATCTGGCAGGGGTGTCGCAGGGCGAGGTCGAGCAGGCCACGATCATGATGACCAAGAGCCTGAGCCAAGCGGCGCAGGGCACCGGGCCGGCGGTCAAGGCATTGCAGCAGTTGCACCTGTCCGCCGAAGACCTGTCGAAAATGACCGTCGACAAAAAGATTTCAACAATCAAGGACGCGATTACCAAGTTCATCCCGGCATCGCAGCAGGCCGCCGTCGCCGCGCAAATCTTCGGGGCGCGCGCCGGGTTGATCTTTTCGCGGATCGACAGCGCGACGCTGCGCCAAGCGACGCAGGACGTGCGGGATTTTGGGGTGGCGGTGTCGGAAAAGGATGCCGCCAAGGTGCAGCGCACCAATGATGCACTCTCGCGTATGGGGCTGCTGTGGCGAGGGATATCCAACCAGCTGGCGGTGGCCGCCGCTCCGGCGCTGGAGGCAGTGGCCAACGCCATGGCGGCATTTGGCAAGACTACTGGCCCGCTCGGGCGCGCCATCAAGGGCCTGTTCAACCATATCGGCGAGATCGCCACTATCGCCGGAACCTTCGCGGCCGTGCTCGGCGGGCGTTTGGTGGTGTCGCTGGCCAGTGCCGTCCTTGGCATTCGCGGCGTGTCGCTGTCGCTGGCGGTTCTGCGCGGGGCGCTCATCCGCACCGGGATCGGCGCGCTGATCGTCGGGGCTGGCGAGTTGATCTACTGGTTCAGTCGGCTGGTCAAAGGCGCTGGCGGGTTTGGCAAGGCAATGGGCCTGCTGAAGGATTTGGCGGCCGAAGTTTGGAGTCGGATCAAGCGTGGAGCAGCTCTCGTCGGGGAATCGTTTGGCGGCGCGGCGCTGGCCATGAAAGCAGCCTTCGCCGGTGCATTTGCAGCTATCGTCGAGAAATTCGCGAAAATGACGCAGGTGCTGGCCGACGGCTGGAATTCCCTGATGGGCACCTTCGGGATCAAATCGAACGCCAGCGGGCTGGGAGGCGAGCTTGCCACCTCGATGCAGCAGAATGCGGACTATCTGGCGGGGGCGTCGCACGATTTCAACGCGTCTCTCGCGGGGTCGTTTCGTGATCTGGGCGCGCCTCTCAAATTGATAAAGGCGCTGGGTGAGGCGATGACCGCCGCTGGCGAGGATGGGGCATCGGCGCTCGACGGGGCTGCGGCGTCGGCTGACGCCGTCACGACCGCATTAACCAAAGCTGGAGGTGCGGCTAAGCCACCTGATGACGCCGTAACCGGCTGGGCGGCGGTGGCGAAGTCGATGAAGGACTACGCCACCCAGGCGGCGGATGTCGCCAAGGGCGTTGGCGGTGCGCTGAGCAATGCGTTCAGCAGCGCGGAGAGCGCGGTCGGCCAGTTCGTCAAGACCGGCAAGCTGAATTTCCGCGACCTCACGACCTCGATCCTCGCCGACCTGGCCAAGATCGCGGCACGCAAATTCATTCTCGGGCCTATCGCAAAGGCACTGTCCGGTGCCTTCGGTGGTCTTGGCGGTGGTGGCATCGGCGCGACGGTCAGCCACGCTGGCGGCATGGCCGGGTTGGGGCCGACGCGGCAGGTGCCGGCACTGGCCTTCGCTGGCGCGCGGCGGATGCACAGCGGCGGCTTTGCCGGGCTGCGGCCTGATGAGGTGCCCACCATCCTGCAACGCGGCGAGCGGGTGCAGAGCCGGCGCGAGCTGGCTGCAGGGGTTGGTGGCAGACAGGCGCCGGTGACGATCAATATCCAAACCCGCGACGCCGAGAGTTTCCGCCAGTCGCGCACGCAGGTGTCGGCCGACATCGCCCGCGCGGTGGCCATGGGCCGGAGGGGCATGTAAATGGCGTTTGAAGAAATCCGCTTTCCCGACGATATCAGCCGCGGCGCGCGAGGTGGGCCAGAGCGGCGCACGCAGATCGTGACGCTGGCGGGGGGTATGGAGGAGCGCAACGCAAGTTGGGCCAATTCGCGGCGGCGCTACGACGCCGCCTATGGCGTCCGACGGGCCGACGATTTGGCTGCGGTGGTGGCATTCTTCGAGGCGCGCAATGGGCGGCTCACCGGGTTCCGCTGGAAGGACTGGGGCGATTACAAGTCCTGCCTGCCATCGGCCACCGTCGCTGCCACCGATCAGTCGATCGGGACTGGCACCGGGGGCACGGTGACATTTCAATTGGTGAAGGCCTATACCTCTGGCGCGGTGACCTGGACCAGAGACATCACCAAGCCGGTTGCTGGATCCGTTGTCGTGGCGTTCGACGGTGTCCAGACCAGTCTGTTCGGAGTGGATACGACGACCGGGATAGTTAATTTTACCGGACATCCGGCGCCCGGCTCGGGTGTTGCGGTCACCGCCGGTTTCGAGTTCGATGTGCCGGTGCGGTTTGACACCGATCAGCTCGACGTGACGACGGACATCGAGACGCTGGGCTCGATCACCTCAATTCCGCTGATCGAGGTGCGCGCATGAAGACGCTCGCGGCTGGCCTGCAACCGCATTTGGACAGTGGCACCACGACGCTGGCCTGGTGCTGGCGGGTGACGCGCACCGATGGGGTGGTGTTCGGGTTCACCGATCACGATTTGGCGCTGACCTTCGACGGTGCGACATTCGAGCCGGACAGCGGTTTCGTCGGCTCGGCAATGCGCTATGACGATAAAATTGGTGTTGACGCTCAGGACGCCCAGGGGGTGCTGTCGTCGGGCCGGATCACCGAGAGCGACATTGCTGGTGGCCTGTGGGATGGCGCGGCGGTCGAGGTCTGGCGGGTCAATTGGGCCGACACCAGCCAGCGGGTGCAGATGCGCGCCGGGCAGATCGGTCAGGTGCGGCGCGGCAAGGTGGCATTTATCGCCGAGATGCGCAGTTTGGCGCATGTCTTGGCTCAGCAGGGCGGGCGGACGTTCCAGGGCACCTGCGACGCGGTGCTGGGCGATGCGCGCTGCGGCCTCGATCTGGAGCTTGGCGTCTACAAAGGCGCCGGCACGGTGGCCACGGTGTTGCGTGATCGGGCGTTTACGGCGACCGGGTTGGGCGGCGCGTATGCAACGGACTGGTTTTCATTTGGCACGCTGGTCTGGGTGACGGGGGCCAACGCGGGCCTGACGGTCGAGGTGGCGCGGCATGTGCTGGCGGGCGCCACCGTGACGATCACGCTGCTGGGCGCGCCGGGGCAAGCCATTGCCGTCAACGACACATTCACCATCCGCGCGGGCTGCGACAAGGCGTTTGCGTCGTGCCGCGATAAATTCGTCAACACGGTCAATTTCAGGGGCTTCCCGAACATACCAGGCAACGACGCGGTGCTGCGCATCGGTAAATCCTCAAAAGCCAATGATGGGAGTGTGCTGTGATCATCACCGCTGCCCGAGCATGGATTGGAACGCCTTATCACGACCAGGCGTCGGTGCGCGGCGTGGGGTGCGATTGCCTTGGGCTGGCGCGCGGGGTCTGGCGGGACGTGATTGGCGACGAGCCGTTGCCAGTGCCCGCCTATGCCCGCGACTGGGGCGAGGTCGGCCAGATCGAGATGTTATCCGAGGCTTGCCGCAGGTCGGGGATGACCGAGGCCCACGAGCCGGTTGCCGGGGCGCTGGTGTTGTTCCGGATGCGCGAAAACGCGATCGCAAAGCACTGCGCGATCTGCGCCGGTCAGACGCTGATCCACGCGCGTGAAAAGCTGGGCGTGATCGAGGAACCGTTCACGTCGGCGTGGCGCCGACGGTTGGCGTTCGTGTTTCTGTTTCCACTGGGGGCTGACTGATGGCGACGATTGCATTCGCGTTGGCCGGTCAGGCGATTGGCGGATCATTGGCTGCCGGGACGTTTCTCGGCGTTGCGGGTCAAGCGACCGTTCTGGGGTTCACCGGCGCTTCCATTGGCGGTGCTATTGGGTCAATTGCCGGATCGGTGATCGACGCGGCGCTGGCCCCGACGCAGCACAGCGAGGGCCAGCGGCTCGACGTATTGACGGTCACCAGCGCGACTGAGGGTGGGGTTGTGCCGCGCGTATTCGGGCGGATGCGGGTTGGCGGCAATCTGATCTGGGCCACGGATTTTACCGAGACCGTCAGCACGACCGGCGGCGGCAAGGGCGGCGGATCGAAGATCTCTGTCACCACTTACAGCTACTCCGCCAACTTCGCTGTGGCCATCTGCGAGGGGCCGATTATTGGAATCGGGCGCATCTGGGCGGACGGCGATCTGCTGGACACATCGACCTTAACGATGCGGATCTACAATGGTGACGAGACGCAGGTTGCAGATCCGTTCATTGCGACCACAATGGCGGCGGACGGAGCGCCCGCCTATCGCGGTACAGCTTATGTCATGTTCGAAGATATGATGCTGAACGGATTCGGCAACCGTATCCCGCAATTGAGTTTCGAGGTATTTGCGCCGTTGGCTGACGCCGATACCGCCGAAGGCACGGTCAGGGCGGTCAACCTGATTCCTGGTGCTGGAGAATTTGTCTACGCGACCGATCCTGTCACCGCCACGTCAGGCCCGACCACGACGGCCGAGAACATCCATGCGGAGGATGGCCGTGCTGATCTGATGGCGTCGCTGGACCGGCTGGAAGCGTTGGCGCCGAATGTCGAATCCGTATCGCTGGTCGCGGCGTGGTTAGGCAACGATCTGCGCGCCGGCAACTGTCAGATCGAACCGGGGGTTGAGGTCGCAGCCAAAACCACGACGCCGCAAACATGGGTTGTCGATGGGGTGGCGCGTTCCGCCGCGCATCTGATTTCGACCGACACGGGTGGCGCCCCGCTATTTGGCGGCACGCCGAACGATGCATCAATCGTGCAGGCAATTCAGAAAATCAAGACGCGTGGGCTGCGGGTGACGTTCAACCCGTTCCTGCTGATGGACGTGCCAGCGGGCAACACCCTGCCAAATCCCTACAGCGACAATGCGGCGAGCAATGGCCAGGAGGCGTTGCCGTGGCGCGGGCGGATCACGGTGTCACCAGCCGCCGGGTATGCCGGGAGCGTGGACAAGACGGCCAGCGCCACGGCGCAGGTGACGGCGTTTTTCGGCGCGGCAGCGGCCAGCGATTTCAGCGTTTCGGGCGAGGCGGTGTCGTGGATCGGGGGCGCTGACTGGGGCTATCGGCGGATGATCCTGCATTACGCGCATCTCTGCGCGGCGGCGGGCGGCGTGGATACCTTCCTGATCGGCTCGGAGTTGGTCGGCATGACCACGGTGCGCGACAGTGCGACCAATTATCCGACGGTCGCGGCGCTGCAAACGCTGGCGGCGGACGTGAGCGCCATTCTGGGCGGTGCAACACAGGTCGGATATGCCGCCGACTGGACCGAGTATTTCGGGCACCAGCCGAGCGATGGCACCGGCGACGTGTTCTTCCACCTCGATCCGTTGTGGTCGGACGCCAATATAGATTTTGTTGGCATCGACAATTATCTGCCGATCAGCGATTGGCGCGACGGGTTCGATCACCTCGACGCACTCGCCGGTTATCCGAGCATCTACGATCAGACCTATTTGCAAGCGGGCATCGAGGGCGGCGAGCGGTTTGACTGGTATTACGCCAGCGATGCCGACCGGGACGCGCAGACGCGCACCACCATCACGGACGGCGCGTATTCCAAGCCGTGGGTGTTCCGCCCCAAGGACATCCGCTCTTGGTGGCTCAACGCGCATTACGACCGCCCCGGCGGTGTCGAGAATGGAACGCCAACCGGCTGGGTGCCACAATCCAAGCCGGTCCGCTTCACCGAGTTCGGATGTCCGGCGATTGATCGAGGCACCAATCAGCCGAACGCATTTTACGATCCGAAATCATCGGCAAGCGCCACCCCGCATTACTCGCGGGGCTGGCGTGACGATGCGATCCAGCGCGCCTATCTTGAGGCGACGACGCTCTACTGGGCCGCCAACAATCTGACCAGCACGGTCTATGCCGGCGACATGATTGATCTGGCCAATGCGTCGGTTTGGGCGTGGGACGCCCGGCCATATCCGTGGTTCCCGGGTCTGACGGACGTATGGTCGGATTTTGCCAATTGGGAGTTCGGACACTGGTTAAACGGGCGGCTTGGGTCGATTGCGCTGGCCGCGCTGGTGCGCAAGTTGTGTGTGGATTCCGGCCTGTTGACCGCTCAGATCGACGTGTCGGAGCTGCGGGGTTCCGCCGACGGGCTGGTCATCACCAGCATTGAAAGCCCCATCGCAACCATCAACATGCTGGCCGCGCATTTTGGATTCGACTCGGTGGAGAGCGAAGGCATCATCAAATTCACCATGCGTGGCGGCGCGTCCGCGCTGACCCTGACATCGACTGATCTGGTGGCAGGCGATGCTGAGGATATCGAGCGGGTGCGCGCTCAGGAGACAGAGCTGCCACAAGTATTGCGATGGACCGTACAGCGCTCGGATCAGGACTATAATAACGCGCTGGTAGAAGCGCGTCGGATCACCAGCGGATCGGTGCGGGTGGCGGCGCAGAGCTTTCCGGTAGCGGTGCCGCCCGAGGAAGCCGAGCGGCGTGCGCGGCGTGCGCTGATCGAGGCGTGGGTGGGACGCGAAACTGCGTCATTCGCTCTGCCACCATCACGATTGGCGCTCGATCCGGGCGATGTGGTCACGCTGGACGGGGGCGATTTGCGGATCACGCGGCTGGTGGATTCGGACAAACGCGGGGTCGAGTCCGCGCAATCGGATCGCGAGGTCTACGATCTGCCGCCCGGCCCGTCGCGCGGTGTGAAAATCGCGGTGCCCGCGTCATTCGGGCAGGCGAGCGTGACGGTGCTGGATGTGCCTCTGATTAACGGCGATCACACCGCGCCGCGCCCGCTGATTGCCGTTGATGCAGATCCGTGGCCAGGCACCGATATCGTGTTGCGCAGCCCAGAGTTGTCGAATTGGGCCAGCTTTGCCAGTATTACCGCGCGCGCCTCTGTTGGCACGCTGAGCGCCGATCTGCCCGCCGGGCCGGTCGGTCGCTGGGACAACGCCAACACGCTGGATATCACGCTCGACAGCGGCACGCTGGCCAGCGTCACCGATCTGGCGTTGTTCGCGGGTGGCAATGCGTTTGCAATCGAAACGACGAGCCAACTTCCCATTGGCGCGCCAGAAGGGATTCGGTTGGCGAGAAAGTGGGAGATTGTGCAGGGTCGCGATGCGACGTTGGTGTCGGCGGGCCATTACCAGATTACCGGCCTGCTGCGCGGCCAGCGCGGCACCGAATGGGCGATGAATACTCTGACGCAGACGGGTGCCAAGGTGGTGGTTCTCAATGCGTCGGTGTTCGAATTGCCTTTCTCGGTGTCGGAGCTCGGCGTGCCTTGGAATATCACGATGGGGCCAGCCTCGAAACCGGTGGGTGATGGCTCGTGGGTCACGGTTTCGGTAACACCGTCCGGCGCATCGCTGAAACCGTTTGCGCCGGTTCAGATGGCGGGCGTGGTTGAGTCATCTGGCGACGTCACACTGTCCTGGGTGCGCCGGTCGCGCGACCCGGCAGCGGATGCCTGGGAACCGGTCGATGTGCCGCTATTGGACACGCCCGAAGCCTACGAAATTGACATAATGAGTGGCGCGACGATCAAGCGGACGCTGGTCGCATCGACGACAACTGCGACCTATGCTGTAGCCGACCAGATTGCGGATTTTGGCAGCGCCCTGGCCGTCGGCGGTGCGCTGAATACGATTGCCTATCAGATTTCGCCGACACTGGGCCGGGGGTTTTCCGGCACCGAAACAATCGTTTTGACGTGAGGATACCATGACCACAACCCCCCGACTCGGACTGACCTACATCGACGCCGCGCAAGCGCAGAAACACATCACGCACAACAGTGCGCTGGACGATCTGGACGTGCTGGTTCAGGCGTCCGTTCTCAGCGCCACGTTGACCGCCGCGCCGGGCAGCCCAACCGACGGCGACGCATATATTGTGTCGGCCGGTGCGACCGGAATATGGGCAGCCCATGACAATGCCATCGCGGTTTATCAGGGCGGCGTCTGGGCCTACCACACACCCCAGCCTGGTTGGCGGGCGTGGAATGTGGCGACCGGAACCGTGGTCATCTGGGGCGGAACGGCATGGGGTGATATTGGTTATTCGCCAAAAAACATTCTCGGCACGGTCAGTCAATCAGCGGGCACTCCAACAGGCGCAGTAATCGAGCGCGGCAGCAACGCCAATGGCGAATATATCCGGTTCGCGGACGGGACGCAGATTTGTACCCGTGAATGCGCCATTGACGTGACCAGCACTGTCAAACAGTCATTTTCATTCGCTGCCTCGTTTTCGAACGGTTCAGGCGGTACTTCCAAGGCCGCTGATGTAAGTTCGTCTTGGAGCCATCAAAATTCGTCGGCGAATGCGGCGCTGCAATACAACAACATCAAATCGCTGGGAAATAACGGCACTATTCTTTTTATCAAACTCTTTAGTGCGGGAATATCCACTGATCCGGCCTCGACAAACGAGCGGATGACCGCTCTTGCCATTGGCCGGTGGTTCTAAAGGATGGCAAACATGAACATCTCATTTTCGCCAATGCGCCGTGATGATACACTGACCGTCAGCCTCACGGGCGACATTCTGACCCTCAACGGAGAGGCGTTCGATTTCAGCGCCCTGCCGGATGGCGCCACCCTGCCGCGCGATGCCGTAGCATGTGATTGGCTGGACTCGGACGTGGAGCGGATCGGCGGGGTGATCCACCTGACGCTGATCCTGCCGCACGGGGCGGATGCGCCACAATCGACCCTATTCCCCGCACCAATCACGGCCACTGACGGGCCGATCACACTGCCCGTTTATGAGGAGATACCGGTATGAACATCGACATGACGCAGATGGTCACTGCTGCTGACAAAGCAGCGCAGACGGAAGCGGCACGGCTGGAGGCGATCAAGGCCGAGTGCAAGCGCCGGATATTTGCCGTTGCGGGCCAGACAGCACAGACCAATCTTTCCGCGTCAGCCGCCGCAGGGCTGCTGACAACTACACAGATGGCCACTTACAAGGCTGGTCTTGCATGGGTGGCTGCGATGCGCGCTGCCTGTGCCACGATGCCGGCTGGGATGGATTTTCTGGCCGACGCCTCATGGCCCGCGATCCCGGCTGGCGTGGTTGATTTGGCCGGGGCGTTCTGATGCAGAAAATCACGGACGCGCTTAATGACTCGATCATTGGCTGGCTGGTGGCTGGCGCATTCGGCGGACTTGTCTGGCTAACGCGCAGGGCGATCACCAATCAAAAACAGATCGAATTGATGCGCGTTTCAATGGAATCAATCAGCCACGAGCAAGAGCGCGACCGGAGTGATTTCAAGGACGGCCTGCACCGGATTGAGGCCGCGCAAACCGCAATGGGGGCGGACATCAAGGGGCTACTGAAAGGATCGGAGACAAAATGATACATCCTGGGTGGAGACTGATTTTGCGACGTGCATGGTCTGTGCGGCTAATTGCGCTGGCCGGGGTGTTGTCGGTGCTGCCGGTGTTCCTGGCGCTGGTTGACGCGAGCTTGCTGGGTATCCCGCCGGTGGCGTTCGCGGCATTGTCGGCGCTGGCCAGCCTTGGCGCATTTGTGGCCCGGTTCATTGTGCAATCCGGCGCGGGGCTGAGCGCATGAGGTGGCCGTGGCAGCGCCGCTCAGAGCCGATTGTGGTTATCAGGCCACCAAGACCCAAGCCGAGCAAGAAGCGCCGCTTGGTGGGCGCTGCGGCGGTCTCTGCGGCGGCGCTGGCCGCGACACCTATGGTGCAGCACTGGGAAGGGACGCGATTGCAGGCGTACCGGGACGTTGTGGGCGTCTGGACGATCTGCACCGGCGAAACACTGAACGTTGGTCCGGGCGATGTGGCCACGGCGGCCGATTGCAATTCGATGCTGGCCAAGCGGCTGGTGCAATTCGGGACGGAGATCGCCCCGTGTTTGCCTGCCGATTTGCCGATCGAGATGCGCGCGGCGTTTATCAGCACGGCCTACAATATAGGATCGGGCGGGTTCTGCCGGTCCAGTATGTCAAAGCGGTCAAAAGCTGGCGATCTGGTGGGGGCGTGTGACGCGCTGAGCCTGTGGAATAAGGGCCCGGTCAACGGGGCGCTGCAAGTGATCGAGGGGTTACGGCGGCGGCGCGAAGCTGAACGGGAATTGTGCATGAAAGGGGCGAACGGATGATCACGCTGGCAATCACGCTGGGGATTATCTTTTTATGTGCGTTGGTCCGCCTGGCCCTCGAATGCGCGGGCGAAATCAATCCAGCACCCGATCAAGGCCGAATATATTTCGAGGAGGCGACAAGACGATGATCGGGTGGATTATCTCGAACGCTGCGCCCTATGTGATCGCACTGGGCGCGCTGTTGGCGGCGCTGCTGGGCTACGGCGCCCGGCAGAAAGCCAAGGGGCGGCGGCAAGCGGCGGACGCGGCCTTGCGGGACAGCATCAAGCGGCAGGAGGACGGACGAAATGCAGTGGCGAATTTACATGGCGCTGGCAGGGCTGATCTTGCTCAGCAGTTGCGCGACAACGACGGTCGGTGGAAGTGACGCCGGATGCGCCAGCTACGGCGAGGCGCGCACGACCATGCCAACCGACATCAGCGCGTTGCCTGACGGCTGGCTGAGGTGGGTGGCCGAGATGGACACCAGAATGACCGGCACCTGCCGGTAAAAGAAAGGAAACAACATGCCCGCAACGGATTTTTATCGCTCCGGCAGGACCGGAATCACGAATCCGGCCGATCACATCGAGGAAGTGACACCTGATGATGCAAACGATCTCAATTTCGTCACGCGGTCTTTGAACGTCACCGGCGGCGGAACAGTGAAGGTCACGATGGCCGACGGGTCGGTTGGAACTCTCTACATCTCGGATGGTGGGGCCAAACCGGTGCGTGTGGTTAGAGTGTGGTCGACGGGTACGACCGCGACCGGGATTGTCGGACTAAGCTGATGGATATCGGTATCGGCATCAACATCGCGTCGGCAGCGCTGAACCAATGGACCCCGGCTTCGCTATTTTCCACTGGCGCTCAGGGCGCGTGGCTCGACCCGTCGGACTTCTCGACCCTGTTTCAGGACGTGGCCGGAACTGTCCCGGTCGTGGCGGACGGCGATCCTGTCGCGCTGATGCTGGACAAGAGCGGGAACGGCAATCATGCGGCCCAATCCGTGGCCGCCGCGCGCCCTACCTGGCACACGGACGGCGGCGGTCGCCCCTACATCGACTTCGACGGTGTGGATGACATCCTCGAAGCGCCTTTCGCGGTCAATCACACCTTCTCTACACTCAGCATGGGGTACCAAGGCACTATCAGCGGCCAGAACGGTGGGATCATCTTCGGGGTTGGCATCGGGTCAACCGGACGTGATTATATCTATACCTCTTTTGGCAACACACGCGCCTACAGGCAGCCCCAGACGACCGGCGTCATTTCAAGCTATCTTGCCAAAATGGAGGTTCTTCAGGTCTCGACCCTGCGCGTCGGTCCCGGCGTGGATTACTTTCTCGCGCGGGCGAACGGGGTGGACGTGGCATGGAATGGTACCGGTGCGGCGGAAATGGCTTTGACGGGAGCGAAAATACACCTCGGGGCGCGCTATCCCGGCAGCGGCCACACGCCCGCGCGGTTCTGGGGCGCGTTCTACATAACCCGTGCCCTGACCGATGTAGAGCTTTCGCAGCTCGAAGCCTTCCTTGCAAATAAATCTGGGGTGACGCTATGAGACTTACAGCAGCAGTCGATGGGTCGATACTGGACGATGCCAAGCAACTCGCCGCCACGTTGGGGTTAGGCCCGGCGGACCTCGATACCTTCGTCACTGGTTGGCAGGACGCAAATGGGGTAGCGTTTAATGTGGCGAGTTGGGACGCAGACCCTATGTGGATTACCGCCGCGCAATCAACACTGGCTCGCCCGACATGGGACACCACGAGTGCGATCAACATGACCGGTGCAGGCCGGGCACAGTTGGCGCTGACCCTCTGGACCGTTGATATGACCCTGCCGATGCCAACAGCCTTGATCGGGGCGCTCACGGTCATCGGTGGTATCCCTCCCCTTGACGCCTTGGCAGCAATGGGGCTTACGCAAACGCCGGAGCCAATACCATGAGACGCCTCATCGCAGCATTCGCCCTGACGCTGGTTTTTGCCGGTCCTGTGTCGGCGCAACCGCACTGCACGTTGACGGTTCAGGCAATTTCAACTTTGTTACGCTGGGGCGAGAATGTCGTGGACGAAGAAACGCGCCCGGCGGCAGGCCATCCCGATATTTTGGTTCACTGGCAGGTTTGGGCAAACCCGATAACCGGCTCGTGGACATTCATTGGCACGGTGGGCGTGAAAACGTGCCTATTCGCCGCTACTCGCCGGGGGTACGACGGGAGCCATACAGTCTCTAGCTTTCTGGATGGTAGTCCTGCATGAGAGCAGAACGGGCAGTCCCGATTTGGGTAGGGTTTTTTGGCAGCGCCAAGAAACACGGTCGGTTCGCGGGCCGCAAATTGGGGTTAAACCGGAAAATATCGCGAACAATGCACGAAAATACCCCTTAGACCTGTCTTCGGGAGGCAGGGGCCGGAGGTTCGAATCCTCTCACTCCGACCAATATTTCAAACACTTATCGCCTCAAAATCTCGGCCTCTGAGCCGGGTTTGTTGGCGGTTGCCAAAAAACCCTGTCATGATCGTCCTTTTGCATGGTCGAGCGCCGCCGCCGTTGCCGCCTGAAAATCCGGGTGATGATGCAGGTAAACGCTTTCCAGCGTCTGGATGGATGTACCGAAGAAGCCGGCGGCGTCGGCTAGTGGCACGCCGGCCTGCATCGCCCAGGTGATGGCCGTGTGCTTGAGCGTGTGCGGTGTGGCGCGGATGTCGGCTTTTTGGCATACCGTTCCCCACGCCGTCTTGATCGATGCCACCCGGCTGCCTCGGTATTCGACAACCCAGCCGCTATTGCGGCCCGCAGCCATCTTCCAGCGCCGTGCCGCTCTGAGCAGTTTCTGAGGCATCCGGGCCGGTGGCCTTCGCTTTGCGGTTTCTCGCATTTCCTCTGCTTTTCGGTAGAGCACACCGTGCTCGACATCGATGTACCCACCGCCCGGGTGCGGCTCGAATCGCAGGCTCAGAATTGCTTCCTTGCGGGAGCCGGTATAGACGGCGACCAGAATAAACCGCGCGATGTGCCTCGTGCGCGGGTTGGACCGTGCCGCGCGAATGAGCGCGGCCACTTTGCTTCGGGTGAGCCAGCGATCTGTCGGGGCCTTCTTGGCCGGAAGGACGACATTCGGAGCGCGAGTGAGATATCCTTCGGTCGCGCAATAGTTCACCGCCGCCTGCAGACACCCGAGCTCGCGGCGTGTTGTACCTCGCCCGGCCGGCCTCTCGCGATCCGTGCCGGCGCATACCACCCGCTCGCGGGCATATCGCCGGCAGGCCGCGGCGGTGACGGCACCGACAGGCGTGTCTCCCCACCACGTCACCAGCGCGGAGATTGCGTGACCGATGCGCGCGGGATCAGCGACATGCGGCGCGTGCTGTTCGCCATAAATGGCGAGGGCTTCCGCAACACTCATCCGGTCTGGCTCAGCGGGACCACCTGGGCGCTCGCGCTCGACGAGATAGGCCGCGAGCATCGCTTCAGCCTGTCGGCGATCCGTTGTGCCTGTCCGACGCTGGGTCTTGCCGTCGATGATGATGTATTTGCCCCCGTCGCTGGGACGTGGGTAGAGTCTAGCACCCTTGCTGGGACGCGGCATAGCTCAATCAACCTCTCCAAGTCGTCCGGGTGAACACGCACCGCCCGCCCCACCCGGATCAACAGACCATGTTCTTCGGCGGCATCACGCAGCGACTTGGCGGGCAGGTCAAGCTGTTCTGCAGCGGCTTCGATTCTCAAGAGTCGTTTGCTCATGCTCCCCCATCACGCTTGTCGGCGTCCATCTGATCCGCAAAGTTCGCCCCCAGGCGTCCGAGCTCGGCCATAGTCCAGTAACAGCGATCACTCATATCTCCATCTCCATCTGCGTGATCCCCGGGTCATTCTGCGGATCCCAAGTCCACGGGCCAGAGGCCATGGGCAGCTGCGAGAGAGCGCCACGCATGTGCCGCTGCCAGTGGGTGAACTCCGTTGCCGAGCAGGCGCAGAGCGCGTGCCCGATGGGCCAGCCCATCAGCCATCCGACAAAGAGCGGATTGAGGCTAAGACCGTTTCTGGGAGGTAGCACCATGTCATGCTGTGTTCTCTGGAAGATTCAATGAAGCCTGCCCGACAGATTCTTCCAGTCGGCGCCGTATACCGGCGCGGCGCATCGGCGCGTCGTAGGTATTGTGGCAACGCTGGCAGATCGCTACGAGGTTCTCGCGGGCGCAGTTCTCTGGTTGGTGATCGAGATGGGCGACGGTCAGGACCACCCGAACAGGCCTCGCCCAATCGCAGGTGTCCTCGCTGCTGTCTGGCACCGCCTGGCAGGTTACGGCATCGAAACCATCTTCGTATGCCGATTGGTTGGCGTAGCGATAAAGCGCGCGGCCATCAGCTGACCTCCCGCGTCTGATAATGCCGCCGTTCCAGACGCCGCACCATTCGCAGCGGTTCCCCGCCTCGGCACGAACGCGGGCGGATATTTCTGGCCAATCGGCGGGATACCGTTTCCGGTTTTCGGGGCGGATCGGCATCAGCGGCCATCCTTCAAAACGCGCTTCATGGCAGTGATAACTGTCCTGTTGAAGGTTTCTGATGGTTCATCCTCGATGAACCATTCAAACCGCAGCATCGCACCTCCGGGCCCGATAATGGTGATTGTGGTCTGACCTTCATTGATGATCATCGCGTGTGTGATCGCGTCTTGGATGCCCTGTGCCAGCGCCTCGCGGAAATCGGGGCAATCCTGATCGTCCTCGTTCAGCCAAGCCTCGATGCCATCAACGACTTCGTCCGCACCTCGGCGCTGCACCGCTTCATCCAGCAGGTTCATGGCGCGGTAGATATCATCATTCTTGTCCTCGTCGTGTATTTTCAGTTTGACGTTAAGAGTTTGCTCTTCAGCCATTTCAGTTCCTCTGCTTTCCGTCGCTGGCCTCTGTTGCCAGAGGCCAGAAAAAGAAGTCAGCGTTGCGGAGTTCAATTTGGTCAGTGTTGGTCATGATGTTCCTTCCGTTTTTCATCAGCTGTCGTCCCTCATGGCACCGAGGACATTCCCGGCGGCGCGGATCCAGTTTGCTGCGAGCTCGTCGAGGTTTATGGCGGTCATGTCGGTGTCTCCATTCCATTGCAGGCTTGATGATGTCCGGCCCATTGCACAGCTGCGGGTCTATGGCAGGTCTTGTCGATCATTGGGTGCATTCCCCACCATTAGCTTGACAAAATCCGTCCTCAATCGAGAACAGCAGTTCACCTTGACGCTCGACGGTATCGCGCAACTGTGCCCTGGTGAATTGGTCTCTGAACCGGGCACCGTTCGCGCTGGTGGTGAGGCCCGAGGCTTTTGCCTCCATGCGTTCCCACCATGAGTGGCGGTCAGGATGATCGCGGCATAGGGCGGCAAGCTGTGCCTCAGACTTCAGGAAACAGCCGTCGCAGTTTCCGTATCCCGGCTCGACGCGCAAATCGAACGGCTGTGCATTCCAGAATCGTAGAATTGCCGCTTTGTCGATGTCCTCAAGTGGATACCAACGTTTGACTCGTTTGTCTTTCGATGGGGTTTTGCGATGGGATTCATCGGCTCGAATGCCGACAGCGTTGGTCCACTCCGTCCAACCCAAAGACATAAGGTAGCGCCTAGTGGGGAGAATTTTTAGGTGTTCGGTGCAGAACCTTTTGCTCTGATCTGGGCAGGCTTTTTTGCGCTCAATTAGCCGTTCAAATGGTTCCCCATCGAAGCTGGCCGAGTTGTGGCTAACTACGTCAAATAAGGCATCGCCGCCGCGTTTGGCATCCTCGACCCAAACGACCTGCACCGCCCATCTGTCAGAGCACTCTTGCACGAAATCCAGGGTTTCAGGCATTTCGCGCCCGGTGTTGGCAAACACCACCCGGACCCGTTCCGGCAAATCACCATTTGCGGCAAGTATCTGATGCAGCATATATGCGCTGGTGCGTCCACCGCTGAAGCTGATCAGCACTTTGTCGGGTGGCAAGATATATTTGCTTTCCGCGCGTATAAGCATCAGCTGTCGTCCCTCATGGCACCGAGGACATTCCCGGCGGCGCGGATCCAGTTTGCTGCGAGCTCGTCGAGGTTTTCGGCCGCAGCAAACACTCCGAACACCTGTATCGTTTTCAATGCCGGATCGTAGACGCCTGGCACGTCCGACGGCAGGTCCCACCGGCCGCCGTGATCGATCACCGCCTGTTTCAGGATCGGCAGACGCAAGTCCTCGGTCGCAGCCTTTGTTTTGGTAAACAGGGCGGCCAGGCATGCACACTCCGGGCCGGATGTTTGCAGATCATCCATTTTCAGACCTCCGAACTTGTCGCGGTGTTGCGGCGCGGTGCCCTGCAGTGCTCTGGCCGTTATATGGGTCGTCCGGTCGACCATCTGTGGCGCGCAAGGTTGGCGTGACCGAGTGATTGAAAAACCAGTCCACAGAGACGTTGAGGGCGTCGGCTGCACGATAGAGCCGTGCGGCCGATATGCGGTTGGCGGCAGTTTCATATTTCTGGATCTGCTGAAATCGCACGCCCAGCGCCGTCGCGAGATCGTGCTGGGTCAGTCCGAGCTCCCGGCGGCGGGCACGAATCCGGTAGCCGACAATGATGTCGATCGGGTCGGGCTGGTGCGCGCTCATCGCAGCGCCTCCACGGGTCGGCTCAGCGCCAGCGCATCTTCGTCCAAGCGCAGTATGGTCAGGCCGCAGATCAATTCGCCGTCGGCTGTCTCGACATCATATACGGCGCGGCCGATCGAGCGCCCGACAACGCGGGCGGTGAATTCGTGGTCGAGCGGACCGCGCCGGCAGATCACCGGATCTCCCAGCCTGAAGGTGCAGCCAGGGGCACTCAGCGTCTGTGCGCGGATTGTTTCGGTGGCGGTCATGTGCGGTCCTCGCGAGGTTTTGGAAAAGGACGGGCGGGCATCGGTCCGTGAGCGGTGGCATGCCCGCCCGTCGAGGTGGGCGAGGGGCCGGTCGGGCCGCGCCTCGCCTGGGAGGTTCATTGCTCCACCGGCATGCCGGCGAGGATGGTCTGGTCGACGATCCGCCCGCGCTGGTTCATCAGGACCGCCCAGGCGAGGCGGCGCAGCAGGGGGCGGTGGGCGTATTGTTCCGGGTTGGCCACCACCTGGCGCGCGTTGGCGCAAAAGACCGGCGACGGGCGCGCCGTCGGGATCATGGGTTGGCGGTTGTGTTGCATGGCGTCCTCCAGGGGCGGGTTCTGGAGTGACGGTAAGGGGGATATTATCCCCTGTCAACATCAAAGGGGAATAAACCCCCATACCTCATATTACGCGCCGGCGGCGGATGGTGCAGAATCAGGGACGTTGCGTCGCGCGCTCACTGTCCTTGGGAACGTCCGGGCCGGGAATGTTCTGGACCACGTTCGATTATTGCGGCAACGTTTCGGCGGTGATCCAAGGAAATTTGAAAAATGCGAAAACTCTGGGATGGTGTCATGATGGTTTTGGGGGCGTCTGTCTGGATATTTGGCGCTTGGTGGCTCTTTTTCAGCGAATCAACGCCTGACGTTAAGCCGCTGACGCCACCGGAAACGCTGGAGGAATCGCGACAATCGACGGCGCGCGCAATCTGCGACCAGCTGATCAGGAAGAATCTGAACGATCCGTCGGCGGCGCAGACCGGCCCGCTATCCGATGGCTTCTATGGGCGATGGCCGGCGGCAAACGTCAGCGGCGACAGAGTGCGGGTGACGGCACGGTTTCGGGCGAAGAATGCCTTCGGCGCGACAATTCTCGCGCGGTTCAAATGCGTCCTTCGCTTTGATGGTGAGGACGTTGTGGGCGTCGATTCGCTGGTCGAGGAATAGTGCAGAGCCGGTCACGATCACATTCGAACAGCCAATTCCCGGGGCCAATGCAGCAGCACGGGGGCGGCCCATTTCAGGCGCACGTCATGCTGGTTGTCGGCTGACGGGTTGAGGGAAATCAGGTTGAAGAGGCCAGGCTGCGATCCACGCCGCACCTGTTTGATCCAGCCCAGCCCATCAATCGTTTCGCAGACGCTGCGACGGCCGATTGCTTCGACCGGGACGCCATCGTTGGACATGCGGGTGTAGAACAGCAGGTCGCCGGATGAATAGACCGGCTCCATGCTGTCGCCCTCGATTTCGACCGCAACCACGCCGGCGCTGGGCAGGCTGGGCGGGCAGGCCACGCGCGGACCGGCACCGTTCTCGTAGACTTCGAATACCGGGACATGCGCCCCGGCGCCGACTTTGCCGACGATGGGGACGGTTGGATTTGCGGACAGAATTCCGACCAGAAACTGCTCGAGCGAGACGCCGAATGTCGCTGCTACTTTTACCGCATCATCGACGTTGGTGGTTTGGCTCTTTCCCTGCCGCAGGCTCTTGAACTGCTCGTAGGAAACGCCGGCCGCTTCCGCGACCTGCTTCATGGAACGTCCAGAAGACTTGAGTGCGTTTTCGAGTGCGTCTCTGAATAACTGTGGCATGGGGGATATCTACCCTACCGCTGAATATTGATCATGGCGTAAATTTCCCCTTGACGAATGGGGGAAATAACCCCCACAAATGGCGCATGGAAAAACTGATTGCAGAAGTTGCGGCCCACGCGGCTGCCTGCGGGATGACGCCGCAGCGGGTGCTGCGCGCGGCCATCGGGGCCAGTTGGGGGCAATGGGACAGCTGGCGCGCGGGCCAGTCGAGCCCGACCATGCGCGTCGCCGACCGGCTGCGTCGGTACATGGCGGAGAACCCGCCTGTGACCACGGCCGACGATGCGGCGGAGGATGCGGCATGAATGGCGCTGGCCCATGCACCAACAATGACCCGGCGCCGGTCGCTGGGCAAGGAAACGGGGTTTGCTCGTGATCGGGCGCATGCGGATCGAAACGCAGATGCGCGCGCTATTGGGCGGGCACGGATGCCTGGACGCGGCGGCAGAGGCGCTGAACGCGCGGTGGGGCGGCAGCGTCGGCAAGGGCACGCTGTCACGGCGAGCATGCGGCGATCTGCCATGGTCCATTTACGACGTGATCGGCCTCGAGGATGCGCTGAACCGATACCCGGTGACCCGCATGATGGCGCGGCGCATGGAGGACGTGCAGCGGTGTGACATCGTGGACGCGGCGGTCAATGTGGCCCGCGAGTCCGGCGAGGCGGTGGCGGCGCTGACAACGGCGGCGCTGGGCGCAACGCGTGCCCAGCGCGCACGGGCCATCACCGAGATCGACGAGGCGATCGCAGCGATGCGCGCGGCGCGCGACGAGCTGGAGGCCGGGTAGTGGGCAAAAGATCATCTGGATTTGCGCGCATGGAGCGCGATTGTTACCGCACGCCGCTCGAGGCGGTGGTGCCGCTGATCCGGCATCTGCCTATCGACCTCGGTTATATCGAGCCGTTTGCGGGTGACGGCGCGTTGATCGATCATATCGGCTATCTGCACGAAACGGCGATGTGCCACGACGCATCCGACATCGAGCCGCGCGCGGGATACATTCGCCGGGCATCATTTGAGCAGGTCCGGGTGCAGTCCGGCTGTCTGGTGATTTCCAACCCGCCGTGGGCGCGGGGGATTTTGCATGCCGCAATTGAGCATTTTGGCCAGCAGGCACCGACGTGGCTGTTGTTCGATGCGGATTGGGTTCACACCAAGCAAGCGATCCCGATGTTGCCGATGCTGCGCAAGATCGTGTCGATCGGGCGCGTGAGGTGGTTTCCCGAAAGCGGAATGACCGGCAAGGACAATTGCTCTTGGCACCTGTTCGATGCCGCTGCCGGCAGCGCCTGCGAGTTCGTCGGGAGGCAGCCATGAGCCTGCGGCGGGTCGACATATCCGACTGCGGGGCATGTGAGCCGCCACCGGCACCGGGAGAGAGGCCGCGGCTGGAATGGGTCGAGGTATCGAAGCTGCGGATCGACGAGCGGTATCAGCGGGATCTGCGGTTGAAGAATTGGCGCTCAATCCGTCGGATAGCGACGACATTCGATTGGGCGATGTTCACGCCGGTCACCGTCGCGCCGGGAGCTGGGGATGATCAGTGGATTCTGATCGACGGCCAGCACCGCGCGCACGCAGCCGCGTTGGCCGGGATTGAGACGATACCGGCGGCCATCATCGACATATCGACGGAGCGGCAGGCCGCCGTTTTTTCCGGAATAAACACACAACGGACGGCTGTTTCCGCATTCCATCTCTACCGGGCGGCGCTGACCTCTGGCGAACCATGGGCCATCCGGGCCGCGAGGGCGGTTCAGAACGGCGGCTGCACGCTGATGACCTACAACAAGTCCTCGCTAGAAAGAAAACCGCGCGAGATATTCACGGTGGCGCTGATCCGCGATCATGTCAGGGCTCAGCGCGATGCGGCGGTGACCGCCGGGTTGCGGGCCTTGTCCGGGTCATCCACGGGCGACGATGCGGCTCTCTATCAGCAAGCGGTTCTGAAGCCGTGGTTGGCGGTGGTGGTCAACAATCCGAGCTTGCTGAAACGCAACCTGGCGGTTTTCGTGTCCGAGACGGACCTGATAGCCACCTGCACATCCGAGGCGGTAGGAATTGTTGAGCCGGGGGTGTCCAAGTATCAGGCAGCAATGGTCATCATTCGGGAAAAACTCGCCCGGTTTGAATGGAAAGACCAGATGCCGGCGCATCGCCCAGCGCTCGTGCCAAATCTGGCAACGCAGGCGCTGCCACCCGAGCCGCACGGACAATGGACGGACGATCGTGACGCGCTCTTGCGCAATTGCGGCGGCACATACCGCGAGCTGGCTGCTCTGGCCGATGGCTGGGGGCTGCCGACCGCGTCGGTGACCGCCCGGTGGCACAGGGTGAGGGCTGCGGCATGATTACTTGCCAAAAGAACAACAGAGGTTCCATCTCGGGGCTTTCTCTAGCGCCGCCGCCCAGCGGCGCTGCACAGCGCCGGCGCAGCGTGGCGGGTCCGAGTATTGGAACGGACGTTTTGCCCGCCATGCGTCGGAAAGGGGCGGATGGCCCGGCCGAGAGCGGGGAACACCCGCAGGGCGGATTATCAGGAAGGTTGCATGGGGGTTGTGCGCGATGAGCCACAGAGCGGTCAATTGGGCGCTGGAGCAGCGGCACCTGAAGCCGGGGCCGTGGATCGTCCTGATCCAGCTCGCGGATCGGCACAACAAGGATACCGGTCGCGTCAGTCCCTATCAGGCGACGCTGGCCGCCGATTGCAACATGCCACGATCGAGCATCAACAACCACCTCGATGCGCTCGAGGATCTCGGTCTGCTCCGGCGCGTTCAGCGCGTCAATCCGATCACCAAGAGGCAGCTGGGGACGTTTTATGTCCTCGCGCTGGACTTCGAAAATCCGC